CAGAGTATTCAAAGGAGAGAAGCTCAAAGAATGATAGTATTCACGTAGTACTAATTGATGATAGTGGAAAAATTACTGGATCTGCATCAAATCTTTTAGAGAAGCACATTTTCCTATCAAAAGCAAAAGATGCAAAAATTTCTCCATACGAGGGAGTTTTCTTAAAAGATTACATTAAAACAAAATCAAGTTATGTTTATAATGGTTCTTTAACATCTGCTGTTTCAAGTGGTTTAACTCCATCTGCTTCTAATAATCTCCTATTTACTGCAACTACAGGTTCTATTGGAACTGACGCACAGTCAACAACTTTCAATGTAGTTGGCAATAGGGGATATACTCTTAGTGCTGGTCAAGATTATTCCAACACTGGTGGTATGGAAGCAACTTTAGGAAATATCAACAATGGATATGAAGTATTCAGAAATCCAGCAGAGTATGGTATTAATTTCCTAATTATGGGACCTTCTGGTGGAAGCACTGTTTACCAATCCCAAGCAAAAGCAAATCTTCTGATTAGCATTGCTGAGGAAAGAAAGGACTGTATTGCAGTTATTTCACCACATAAAAATGATGTTGTAAATGTTGCATCTTCCGCAGATCAAACAAACAATATCCTTAATTTCTTTGACCCAATTACTTCTTCATCTTACGCAGTTCTTGATAGTGGAATCAAGTATACATTAGATAGATTCAATAATAAGTTTGTTTATCTTGAGTGTAACTCTGATATTGCTGGTCTGATGGCAAGAACAGCAATTGACCAATATCCTTGGTTCTCACCTGCAGGACCAAATAGAGGTTCAATTAATAATGCAATTAAACTTGCATATAATCCATCTCAAGTTCAAAGAGATGAACTATACACTAAGAGAATTAATCCAGTAATTTCTTCTCCTGGTCAAGGAATCATTCTATTTGGTGATAAGACTGCACTTTCTTATGGTTCTGCTTTTGATAGAATTAACGTTCGTAGACTATTCCTAACAATTGAAAGAGCAATTGCTAAGGCATCTAGATCCCAATTGTTTGAATTCAATGATGAGATTACAAGAACAAACTTCATCAATATTGTTGAACCTTACTTACGTGACATTAAAGCAAAGAGAGGAATCTCCGAGTTCTTAGTCGTATGTGATAGATCAAATAACACACCTGAAGTTGTGGACTCTAATGAGATGGTTGCTGATATTTTCGTAAAACCTGCTCGTTCTATAAACTTCATTGGTCTAACATTCGTTGCTACACGCAGTGGTGTTAGCTTCACTGAAGTTGTCGGTAATGTCTAATTTTTTTCATAATATTCTCATTTAATGTTTTATTTAAAGTAAAGGTAACTAAAAATGGCCAATTCAAACACAACAAATACTCCAACTTATAGTTCGAGAACACTTACCGACTTCAAATCAAGATTAGTTGGTGGTGGTGCAAGACCTAATTTATTTGAATGCGAAGTTCAATTTCCAGCAGGTCTTGCTGATGTTCAGGTAGATGATGATTTCAGATTTATGATTAAAGCAGCACAAATGCCTGCTTCTAATGTAAATGTTATTGATATTCCATTCAGAGGAAGAAATCTAAAGATTGCTGGTGATAGAACATTCGATCCTTGGACAATCACTGTAATTAATGATACCAACTTCAAAATCAGAGATGCATTTGAAAGATGGATGAATTTCATCAACCGTCATGACGATAATGCAGGTGTTATCACTCCTGCTGCTTATCAGACAGAAATGATTGTTCGTCAACTTGGAAGAGGAACTCCTGCAGCAGATTCTACTGCTGGTGCATTACCTTCAACTTCCGATACAATGCCTGTTCTTAAGGTATATAAGTTCTACGGAACTTTCCCAACTAATATTAGTGCTATTGAACTATCATATGATGCTGCAGATTCTGTTGAAGAATTCACAGTTGATTTACAAGTTCAGTGGTGGGATGCCCTAAGAGGTTCTGACGAGACTACTATTTTAGGCACAAGTGAGACTACATAAATACTAAAAAAGTCTAGTATATTAAAATGCCTAAATTATTTGGTTTTAAATTTGATGGTGGGGAGAGCAGCAAGAACAATAAGGTTGTCTCTCCCGTTATTTCTAATGATGAAGATAAATCAAATTATTATCTTTCAAGTGGATTCTATGGTCAGTATGTTGACATTGAAGGAGTATTTAAAAATGAGCAGGATTTAATAAAAAGATATAGAGAGATGTCACTGCACCCAGAGTGCGATAGTGCAATTGAAGATATTGTTGATGAAGCAATTGTATCTGATTTAAATGATTCACCAGTAGAACTAGAACTTTCTAATCTACCTGCATCAGATAAGTTAAAGCAGGCTATTAGAGACGAGTTTAAATATATTAAAGAAATCATGGATTTTGATGCAAAATCACATGAAATTTTTAGGAATTGGTATGTTGATGGGAGAATCTATTACCACAAAGTAATAGATATGAATAAACCACAAGATGGAATTAAAGAAGTAAGATATGTAGACCCTCTTAAAATTAAATTAATTAGAAAAATTAAGAGTGATAAGAGTACAGTAGAAAATGCAATAAAACAATCAATATCAAATAAAGATAACGTTGATATTGTAAATCCAGAAATGGAAGAATATTATCAGTATGATCCTTCTCCTGGGTCAGGAATTTCAATAGGATCAAACTACAAATCCCAGTCCAAAGTAGTTAAACTATCAAAAGACTCCGTTACTTATGTAACTTCTGGATTAGTCGATAGAAATAAGCAAACAGTTTTATCGTATCTCCATAAAGCAGTTAAGGCACTCAATCAACTTCGCATGATTGAAGATAGTCTAGTTATCTACAGACTATCAAGAGCACCCGAACGTAGAATTTTCTATATTGATGTTGGAAATCTCCCAAAAATTAAAGCAGAGCAATACCTACGTGATGTAATGAATCGTTATAGAAACAAGTTAGTCTATAACGCAGATACTGGTGAAGTCAAAGATGACAGAAAGTATATGGCAATGCTTGAGGATTTCTGGCTTCCTCGTCGTGAAGGTGGTAGAGGAACAGAAATTACAACACTACCTGGTGGACAAAACTTGGGTGAACTAGCAGATATCGAGTATTTCCAAAAGAAACTTTTCAGATCACTTAATGTTCCAGAAACAAGAACAAATTCAGGTGGTGGTTTTAGTCTAGGACGTTCTTCGGAAATTTTAAGAGACGAAGTTAGATTCACAAAGTTTGTTGGTAGATTACGTAAGAGATTTACAACAATGTTTAATGACATGTTGAAAACTCAGTTAATACTTAAAAATATTGTTTCATTGGATGACTGGGAAAAATTATCTGACCATATTCAATATGATTTCCTATATGATAATCATTTTGCTGAACTAAAAGAAACAGAAATTCTTAATGACAAATTGTCAGCAGTTGGTGCTATAGAACCATATTTGGGAAAATATTTCTCAGTAGAATATGTAAAAACAAAAATTCTTAAGCAGACTGATTCTGAGATTTTGGAAATTAAAAAGCAGATGGATAAGGAAATTGAAGATGGTATTGTATTAGATCCAAAAATAACAGTACAATCCCAAATTCCACAAGAGGAACCAATGCCAGGAGAACAAACTGGTGGAAGTCCTGGTGATATGGGTCAACAGATTATGGAACCAGATGCGGGAAATACAGGAGAGATATAAATAATTTTTAGTTAACTAACTTTAATTAAAATGGATAACTTAATTGATTTGATTGCATCTGGTGATTCTGTCGAAGCAAGTGATGCAATCAAAGATACATTGATGAAAAAAGCAATGGGAAGGATTGAAACAATCAGACCAGCAGTTGTTTCCCAAATGTTCGACTTAGAAAACGAAGTTGAATCAGAAGAGGATTCTGATGTGGGACAAGAAGAAGAGTAATGATAATCATAAATAAATAATAAGACTCACTTTAGGATAATGATAATCAAGCCTTTAAATACTGAGAGTGCCGCTACTGATGCTGCAATTACTGCAGCTAGAGTAGTACGTTTGGTTAATACACATGCAACAGATGCATCAGTTATTACAATTGCAAATACTGCATCAGCATCTATGACTTTACTTGCTCAAAGCAGTGAAATCCTAGAGAAAGATATTGGTGCAGCAATTTCAGTAGCAGGTGGAACTGTCGTAGCAACCCCAGTAGCATTTACTAACTAAAATGAAACTAATCACAGAAGAAATCGAAAAGGTAAAAGTAATTACCGAAGAAAAAGATGGTAAAAAATCCCTTTTTATTGAGGGCATTTTCCTTCAGGCATATAGACTTAATAGAAACAAGAGACTTTATGAAATGAGGACTCTTGAAAGAGAAGTAAAACGTTATAACGAAAACTTCATTAATAAAGGTCGTGCATTGGGTGAACTTGGACATCCAGATGGTCCAACAGTAAACCTAGATAGAGTTTCCCATAAAATTACTATGCTCGAAAGAGACGGTAGTAATTTTAGAGGTAAAGCTAAAATTCTCGAAACTCCAATGGGAAAAATTGCAGCAAACCTTTTAGATGAAGGTGTTTGCCTTGGTGTTTCTTCTCGTGGTGTAGGTTCACTTCGTCAATCAAATGAAGGTTACTCCGTTGTTGGTGAAGATTTTATGTTAGCAACTGCTGCTGATATTGTTGCTGATCCTTCTGCACCTGATGCTTTTGTATCAGGAATTATGGAAGGAAAAGAGTGGATTTGGGAAGGAGGAATTCTTCGTGAGCAACTTGCAGAGAGAACTCAGAATAGAATTAATAGTCTTGTTGACCAAAAAGTATTGGATGAGCATAAACTTGACTTATTCCAACAGTTTTTATCAAATATATAATTTATAAAT